GTAGATGTGCCTTGATTGTCTGCATCAAGAGCTCTTAATAATTCACTTTCATATCTACGTTCTAATTCTTGACTCATGTCTGGTGAATATTTTTGACTTAGATAATATGCAAGACCAGACATCATACAAGGGTAGAATCTGTTAACCACGTCAGATGTATTGGTGTAAGCTCCTACATCTTGAATTTTAGATAAATAATAAAAACAAAATTGAAAATTAGTTGGTGTTGTTGAACTTGATACACTTGAACTTGGTGTTGTGTATAAAAATATACTTGGATTAATTTTTCTTTCTACATAATATTGTGATGGTGTTCCTTTGGCTAATTTGTTTGGTGTCTGTGAATATTGTGATCTATCTATTTTTGTAAGAGCTATGTCTTGTGGTGCGGCTGCATCAGAGTTATTTCTGTAATATGCCTCTAATACATCACTTATATCTTCTGGAAAATTTGTGGAATCAGATGCGAAATTGTATTCTGCTTGTCCTTCTACCAAGGGAACTTTAGCTAATTTTACTTTCCATAGATGAATACCTCTATTGCCCCATTCTTGAAATAATATATTTAAAGATCTTCTTGCAGATTTTAATTGATAACCAGTTCTTGCACCTCTAACTCCGGTTCTCTCAAATGCTTCTTCTATGATGTCATCTATCTGTGGATTAAATGCAGTCTCTTCGGATGTGGGTGAGACGGTCTGAGCAACATTACCCATACCGCTATGGTTAATACAATAATAAAATAACAAAGGCGCGCCTGTTGTTCTAACAGGTGCAACATTGATAGTTGTTTTACCATCAGTGCCCGGACTTCCGGTTACAGTTACACCGGTAGTGTATTCAACACCTCCGCCCCAAGTTCCATTATCTGTTGTAGAAAAAGCGATACGGTGTGTACCGTTTGTTGAATCAGACTGATCAAATATGTAAGTGTTGCCTTCTTGTAGGTATAAGACAACATTAGCCTCTCCATTAAGGTAATATTTATTACCTGTTCCATATTTGTTAGTCCCCGTTGCTACGGTTACTTTGTAAGTTATTGTAGCCACACTTTACTCCTATCCAAACAGAAATGTTACTTTGTCAACGTTAGTTAAAGTAGCATGTAGATCTGTTTCGAATCTAATTCCATCACCTGGAATCTCAATCTGATAAGTAGTTTCTTGTCCAGCAGTTGAAGCACCTAGTGGTGTATCAAACACCGCTTTTGATGTTCCAGCTGCTCCACCATCTTTTAGTTCGATTGATCCTTGTGTTGTATCAGAAACAAAATAGATTCCTAAAAGTCTAGCGGGTCCAGCAAAAACAGTTCCAGTAGAAGTTAATCTTTTAGCCTGTACATTTGAAACATATGTTCCCATTTTTTCTCCTTAAATTTATGTGTGGGCCGAAGCCCACACTTAATTAATTATTAAGATGTTGGTGAATCAGATGATAAACCAAAAAACTTAAGTGCTACAACACCACCAGCTCCAGCTGTTCCTGAAATTACAACTTGAACTTCATCAGGTGTTTCAGTTGCAGCAGTGGTTGCTCCACCTGACATCCCTAATACACCGTTGCAAGGAAAAAATCCTTTGAAACCTGTACTGTTGATAGCAGCAGAAATGCCATCTACGAAACCATCGTCATCAGCTTCAGTTCCAATGTCAACCAAGTTTACCGCGTTTGCAGCTGCACCTGTAACAGTAACTGCTACACCCATTGGTATAAAGTTTGATGGGATTCCGATTGATGTTTCTTTATGATCTGTTCCTGATGCAGCAATCGTGATTGATGTGCTGTAAGTTGACAGTGTCATGTCATTTGTTAGGCCTCCAGTAGTAGCGTTCTTAATGATATTTTTAAAACCATTTTCCGATCGTACTGGTCCTGTAAACGTAGTATTTGCCATAATTATATCCTCCTAGTTTTACGATCATAGTCTCTAGGCCGTCGACTATACTCGTCTATG